GAAGATTCAAATTGATGGAAGCTAGAGAGAAAGCGGCTCAACAGTTTTTAATAACGATTAGAGCAAGGTTAGATTCGTTGCGTACTATTGCGGCGAATGTTAGAGCATCGGGAGGATAACAATGGTGAAAACAAAAGAAGTGTTATTAGCGGAAAGTAAGCTTCAGACTCAAAAACTCAGAGAGTTGAGAGATGAGATGAGTGAACAGGGTAGAGCTAGAAGGAGAGTCTGGTCACAGTTGAGCAGTTTAGGTGTTACTCAAAAAGAGATCGCAGAGCATTGTGAAGTGGTAGGTCATACTGTTTACACTGAGTTAAGAAAATTGAGAGAGGGAATGTAATGAATGACGACAATTTTGGATTGAAAAGCATTAGAGACAGGTTCGTTAAACCTACAGAAGTTTCAACAACTGTAGAGATACCTGAAGCTCCACCAGAGACAAACCAAGAGTATGAGATTGTTTCAGTAAATGACATTTCTCCTCATCCTAATAATGCTCGGAAAGGAAATTTAAATGCCATTAGAGAATCTATTAAAAGCAATGGTTTTTATGGGGTATGTGTTGTTCAGCGTTCTTCTTCTCATATTCTTATAGGCAATCACCGTTATCTCGCCGCTGTGGAGGAGGGGCTAACTGAAGTACCTGTCATTTGGGTAGACAAATCAGATAATGAAGCAAGAGCAATGTTGCTTGTAGATAACCGTACAAGTGATCTTGGGACTTACGATCAAGAATTGTTAATGCAACTCTTAGAAGATCAAAACAATGAACAGGATTTACTTGGTACTGGTTGGGTAGAAGATGACATTAGTAAACTTTTAGATTCTATTTCTGATCCTGAACCGCCTGAAGGATGGGCTAGTTTCGATGAAGATTTACAAACTGAGCATACTTGTCCGAAATGTGGGTATGAGTTCTAACCTTCGACAGATTCTTCAAGACTGTTTACGCCCATTGCCTAATAACATAACAGTAGGTACTTCTGCTGGTATAGATTCAGCGTCTTTAGTTCTGTCAGCATTAGATGTAGGAAAACAAGTTTCTATTATTTCTTTTACTCTTGAAGATCGCAGGTCAAAAGATTTTTTAGGAGCAAAGAAACTTGCGGATATTTTTAATCTTCAATTTATTCCAATTTTTATTCCTACTGACTCTAATGAAATTTTCAAAACGGTTGTTCATATTGTTCGGACTTTAACTGCTCCTGAAACGAAATATGATACAAAGCTTAGAAAGACGACTATTGAATGTATAGTGCCTTGGTTATTCGTATTTGAGGTTATGGCAAAACGTCAGTTGTCTAATCTTGTTACTGGACTTAGCGCAGATGGGCATTTTGGTTTAAGTAAAAGAGCAATGATTCATTACAAAGAACCAAAGCAAAAGTTTCAAGAGTTTCGTTCAGAGTATTTTAGTAAACCCGATGTAGCTCAAACAGAAAGTTTGCCTATTTTTGGGTTGCGGTATGGTGTTAATGTTTTGTCTCCTTATTTTAATAAAGAAGTCTTTGATTTGTACGTTGACGCAGAATGGGCGCAATTAAATAAACCGAGACAGAAGGAAGTAATCCGAAAAGAATTTCCTGCATTAGATGGAATTTGTGAAAATAAACACACTAATTACCAGCTCGGTGATTCGGGGATAGCTGAACTCGTAGGCAAAGTAGTGAAAGAACGTGTTGCTCCTCAAGCGAAATCACCTATTAAGGCTTATAACATATTAGAGAAACGTGGGCGAGCAGGATTATTATGAAACCTAACTACAAAGTGCCTTCAATGGCAGATATAGAAAAGGTTAGAGGAACTAATGGTTTTAAAATGGTTTCTACTTTTTCAGGTTGCGGCGGTTCTTGTTTAGGTTTCGAGATGGAAGGTTTTGAAGTTGTTTGGGCTTCTGAGTTTATTGAAGCGGCGAGAGACACTTACAGGTTGAATCATCCGTCTACTATTTTAGATGACCGTGATATTCGTTTAGTTCAAGCTGAAGATATTTTAAACGCAACAGGTTTAAGCGTAGGAGAGTTAGACGTTTTTGAAGGCTCTCCTCCGTGTGCTTCTTTTTCTATGGCAGGTAAAAGAGAAAACAAGTGGGGTGAAGTTAGTAAATACAGCGAAACTGAACAGCAAACAGACGATCTGTTTTTTGAGTTTGCTCGGTTGTTGAAAGGTTTGCAACCAAAAGTTTTCGTAGCTGAAAACGTAGCTGGACTTGTTAGAGGTACTGCTAAAGGTTATTTCAAAATGATTATGCGTGAACTTAAAGAGTGCGGTTACAAAGTTGAAGCTCAAGTGCTTAACGCTAGATGGTTGGGTGTGCCACAGTCTCGTAGTCGAGTTATTTTTATGGGTGTCAGAAACGATTTAAATGCGACTCCTACTTATCCTCAACCTTTGCCTTATTCGTATTCGATTGAAGATGCTTGTCCTTGGATAACTAATGGGGGTTTTAAGAAAGGATCGTATGGTGCTGTTTCGAGAACTTTGGAAACTTGGTCTAGTAAACGTGCTTCTGAAACTATTATGACTGATGGTATTACTAACGCTAAAAAAAGCGAGATTGTGATTAACCCACCGAGAGAAAACAAAGATGGGATAATTCCTGAAGATGAACAAGAAGCATGGTTGTCTTATCTTTTAGCTAATGGGCATCCTCCTATTTCTGATCCCGAAGAAATATTGTTAAAGGATATTCGCGGTTATGCGATAGGTCGAGAGTGGTTAAGATTACATGCTGGTGGTCAGTCTGATAAGTATTTAAATCTGGTTCGTTCTAACGCTAAAAAACCTGTCGGGACTATTACACAAATGGCTGGGGCAAGTGCTGGTGTAGCTGGCGTCACACATCCTTCAGAGCCACGCAAGTTTAGTATTCCTGAAGTGCGCCGTCTTTGTGGTTTCCCTGACGATTTTCAATTAACTGGCAATTTTGCTCAACGATGGGAACGGATGGGCAGAGCAGTTCCTCCAGTAATGATGTCACACGTTGCGCGTAGCATTAGAGACAATCTTAACCTTGCTAAATATGAAGATTATTTAGATGGCTGAAGAAAAAGCTTCTTATCACGCTGAGACTTCTTGGATACCTGACCAATGGACTTTCCATAACGAGGCTGTAGCTGAACGCTTCGATGGTCACGTTAGAGAGTCGTTGCCTTGGTACGATTTAGCTACTAGAGGCGTAGCTCATTTCGTTAGAGCGTTTCTGCCTGATGACGGTTTGGTTTTAGATTTAGGAGCTAGCACAGGGAACATTGGTAAAGCGATTAAACCTGTTTTAGATGAGCGTAATGGTTCTTTAATAGCTGTAGATAACAGCGAGGAGATGGCGGCGCTGTATGATGGTGGCGGTGAGCTGGTCGTAAGCGATCTAGTCGAGTATGTTCCGCCACGTTTCGATGTTGCTGTTTTGTTTCTTGTTTTAATGTTCATTGATCCTAAGAAAAGGAAACTGATTTTGGATCGTTTACAAACTGCTGTGAGCGCTGGCGGTGCGATTATTATTGTTGATCGTTTTCCTAATCCTGAAGGTTACGTAGGTGAAGCCATCCATCGGCTTACTTTGAGACAGAAGAAAGACGCTGGTGTGTCTTTAGCTGAGATAGCTGAGAAAGAATTGAGTCTCGTTGGTAGACAAAGACCAGTCAATAATGACTTGTTCAATAATTACATTGAGTGGCTTCGTGTCGGCGAATTTCGCGGTTTAATTTATCCTTCGCCTGAAATTCTTTAAAAAACCCTGATTTTATAGGGATTATTTCTTTAAATTTCTTTAGCAAAATGCTTTACTCTAGCCCTACTTAGGTTATACTGGGTATATGGGAAACAAAGTAAATACAAAGGAGAACCCAATGGAAATGACATACACTTATACAGTTAGCAGACTAGAGAACCCACAAGACAAAATTGAAGGCACACTTTCAATCGGTGGAGTTGATGTTACAAAAAATCGCATAGCAGGTCAGGTACTAATTGTTAAAATTGAAAACATCGCTGAAAAAGCAGATTTCAATATCTATAGCGATGCTGTAGTGCTTTCAGTAAAAGATCAAAATGGTCTTGAGGTAATCGAGGCTTAATGCAAGTTCGCCTGAATGGTTCAACCGAGTTCGATTCTCGGACAGGCACGATGGGATACAAAACAAAAGAAAAGGAGAACCATCATGGGAAATAGAGCAGTAATAAGTTTTCAAGACACAGACTTAGAAACTTTAGATACATCACAGGTAGGCATTTACCTACATTGGAACGGCGGCTTAGAATCAATCGAAGGTTTCTGTCAAGCGGCATCAGCTTTGGGTGTCAACGAGCCTGCAAGGTTCATTCAAATGATAGGCAACTGGTTCGGAGGCAGTTCAAGCGTTTACGTTGATGTAATCAGCAGGCTTGATTATGACAATGGCGACAACGGCACTTACGTGATTTCTAAAGCTTCACGCAAATGGAAAGTTGCTAAAAGATTCGGCACTTACGTTGTTGATATTGACGACCAAGTAAACCGCCGTGAGTATGTTCGTCAAATGGCTGAAGATGTCACTAGAGTCAATGCAGACTTTTTCGTAAATGAGCATCGCTAATGGAAACAGTATTTGAACCAACACCACACACACAAAAGCTGGTAGCAAACTTAGAAGAAGTTACTAAGCGGAGCTGGCGTGAAGATGGAGCAATTTATCGGATGACACAGGTTTCTTGCCTCAAGGTAGGTGACGAGATTAGTTACTGGTTAGAGGATTTGGATAACACCGAATTGAATGGTTTAACTGTTACAGGGATTGAGCCTCTGCCAAAGACAAGACCTGACGGCTTACCTACTCAATGGGCTTATATGTCAGACGCAATGTCTATAAAGTTAGTAGACACAAACGCATGGAGAGAAACGTTTGGAAATTACAGTGATGAAAAAATCGTTGGTACTGGAGTCTCCGACAAAATCGTTGTCATAAGTGCCGACATAATAGTTGCAGTAAAGGTCGTCTGATGCCTAAAGACTCTACGTGGGAGGCAATGTACCGAGCGTTCCTTAAACGAGTAACGGCTTTGGTTTACCAAACAGACGATGACCTTCACACTTCTGCACAACATCACTTCACTCTCAAAGAGATAGTCGATATTCATAACAAGCTATTAGCCGAACGTGATAACGATGACACAAGCACAGATAAATAAACAAGAACAAGACTACGCAAAACGTCAGGAGATTAACCTGAACATAGTAAGAGAAACCCTTAGACAAAACAGAAGCAAACGCAAATGCAAACATTGTCACGAAAAGATCACTTACGCAGGAGAAGGAGTGTGGATCGACTGGACACAAGAAGGAGAGTGTTGGATTAACCCACACGGACACGAACCTGAAGAAATTAGATAAAAGAGTAGTTGCTCTACAACGCTCTCAACACTAAGCTCTCAACGTATGGGCAAACAAGCAATATCACCCGAAGTAGCAGAACGCTACAGACGGGTAGTCGATCTTAAAAAAGCAGGCTTAACTTACGACCAGATAGCAACAGAACTTGGCTACGCAGACAGGTCAGGAGCTAAACGTGCGCTTGACTCAGCTATAGACCGTTGGGGAACTGAGTCTATTGAGTCTTTACGCATCGTTCAGAATGAGCAGATAGACGATCTTTGGAGGCGTGTTTTAACAGCTATTCTTGAAGGTGATTTAACTCATGTTCCTACAGCTATTCGTTTAATGAAAAGACGAGCAGAGCTTTTTGGTTTAGACGCACCGAAACAGCATGAGATTAGTGGTACTGATGGTGGAGCATTACACACTGATGTGGGTGACATGCTAATTGCTCGTTTAGAGGAGCTTAAAGCTCGCCAGAGCGACTCTGAGGAAGAAGCTGATAAAGCGCCGCTTCAGCACGTAGAAGCTCTACCGAAGCCCTCTACAAGTGTCTGAGCTGTCTGTCGCTGAAGAAATAGCGTCAAGAGTCGATCCCGAAAGCTTATTAAAGGGCTTACCAGTTAAAGATTTAGAAGCTTTAGCTTACGATTGGCGTATCTGGCAACGACCTAAACAAAAGACTCCTGAAGGCGATTGGGGTATTTGGCTTATTCTCGCAGGGCGTGGTTTCGGGAAAACAAGAACTGGCGCTGAATGGGTTAAAGAACAGGTCAACAAGGGCAAGGTTGGACATATAGCTTTAGTCGCCGCCACAGCAGGTGACGCAAGAGACACAATGATTGAAGGAGAATCAGGACTGTTATCTGTTTTTCCTAATAGCGAAAGACCACGTTACGAACCATCTAAGCGCAGAATCACTTTCAGTAATGGCGCTATCGCTACAGCTTTCTCTGCTGACGAACCTGACAGACTCAGAGGACCGAACCATGACCTTGCTTGGTGCGATGAGCTTGCCGCTTGGCGTTATCCTGACGCTTGGGACATGCTTATATTTGGTTTACGCATAGGAGATCAACCACAAGCATTAGTAACCACTACGCCACGACCAACAAAAATTATTAGAGAGTTAGTTAAACGAGATGATGTTGTAGTTACTAGAGGTTCAACTTTTGAAAACAAACAGAACTTAGCACCATCTTTTTTGCATGAGATAACAGAACGCTACGAAGGAACACGCTTAGGCAGACAAGAGCTTCACGCTGAGATACTTGATGACGTAGACGGAGCGTTATGGAACAGAGACATGATTGAAAGAGCTAGAACTTCAACTATGCCTGACATGAAAAGAATAGTTGTTGCTATTGATCCTGCTGTTTCATCTAAAGAACATTCTGCTGAGACTGGGATCATTGTCGCTGGAGTAGACGAAGCTGGACATGGTTATGTGTTAGAAGATGTTTCTAAAAAAGGAACTCCGTTGGAATGGGCTAGTGAAGCTGTAGCCGCTTATCACAGATTACAAGCTGATCGCATAGTAGCTGAAGCTAATCAAGGCGGCGACATGATTAGACACACGTTAGACACAGTAGACAGAAACATTCCTATAAGACTCGTTCACGCTAGTAGAGGTAAACGTGTAAGAGCAGAACCTATAGCCGCCTTATATGAACAGAATAGAGTTCATCACGTTGGTTCTTTCCCTGAGTTGGAAGATCAGTTGTGTTCATGGGTTCCAGACGTATCTAATTCTCCTGACAGGCTTGATGCTCTAGTATGGGCTTTAACAGAGTTAGTAGTTGATGGAGCTAAACGAGCGACTACTATTGCTCCTATAAATATGGAACAAGTAAATCCGTGGGTGCCGCAATGAGTGAGAAAGTAATTTTAACAGATCAAGAAACTCCGTTTGGGCGTTTAGAAATTGATCCTAAAAAGGGAACAACTAAAATGATTTTCCCTAATGGTGTAGATACACGCCGAACTATTCCATTACGCAAGAAGTATAGGCACCAGTCTTGAATACAAGAAATAATAGTGGCAGTAAGGTAAGATCAGATTATGTCTTTAACTGACGACTTTAAGAAAGCCGCACCTGCTTCAACTGATATGGGTGAAGTTGGTTCTACTGGGCTTGTCCAATACGGCGGCGAGGTTCAAGAAGATTTCCTTAGACAGCTTCAAGGCAAAAGAGGCTACGCCACTTATCGTGAAATGTCAGACAACCATCCTGTTATCGGAGCAATCCTCTATTCGATAGAGATGCTAGTAAGAGGAGTCCATTGGACTGTTGTGCCTTCTGATCCTAATGACCAACGTGCTGTTGATGAAGCAGAGTTTGTTTCAGGGTGTATGAGCGATATGTCTCATTCTTGGGCTGATACTCTTTCGTCTATTCTTTCGATGTTGCAGTTCGGTTATTCTTACAACGAGATTGTTTACAAGAGAAGAAACGGAGTGGATAAAGAAGATTCAAGCGAGCGTTCAGAATACAACGATGGGCGTATCGGTTGGCGTAAGTGGCCGATAAGAGATCAGTCAACTATTACACGCTGGAAGTTCGATGAGAACGGTGGCATTGATGGCGCTTACCAGATGAACCCACTTTCAAATGCAGGCGAAGTTTATTTACCGATAGAGAAATGTTTGTTGTTTAGAACAAGTACGAAACGCAACAACCCTCAAGGTAGATCAATTCTTCGTAACGCTTTCGTGCCGTGGTACTTTCAGAAGCGCATAGCTGAGATTGAAGCTATTGGTATTGAACGTGATCTTGCTGGTATGCCTGTCGCTTTCGTTCCACCTCATCTTCTTTCAGACAACGCAACAGCACAAGAGACTTCAGCTTTAACTGCTATTAAACAAATGGTTAGGAACATTCGCCGTGACGAACAAGAAGGAATAGTGTTTCCTCTCGCTTACGATCCTGACACTAAACAACTCGCTTACGATTTGAAGCTGTTGTCTACAGGCGGGCGTAGACAGTTTGATACTAACGCTATTATTGCACGTTACGATGCTCGTATAGCGATGTCAGTATTAGCTGACTTCATTCTTCTAGGACACGACAAGGTAGGAACTCAAGCTCTTTCAGTTTCTAAGATTCAACTGTTCTCTGATGCTTTAGATACTTGGGTTACTGGCATAGCTGACGTTATCAACAATCACGCTATTCCTCGTTTAATGAAACTAAACGGAGTTGATCCACAGTATTACCCTAAAGTCGATTACGATTCACCTAGACAGGTTGACCTTATGGCTATAGCAGATTACGTACAGAAACTTGCAGGAGT